GACGAGAAATTACTTTTGACTTGACAAAAGCCAAATCTCTAGCAACTGATTTTGTCATAATATACCTCCGATTTATCCTACAATAGTAATAGTTGTTTCAGATAAAATGTTACTTTCATTGTCGAGAACTTGTAGCGTAAACGTACAGTCGATTGCCTTATCATCTGTACATTTCAACTGTATTTTATTACTTGTGATATTTTGAGTGATTTTGAAGTCTGATTTGACATTCCATGTGAAGTTTGGTTGATTTTCAGAATCAGAGAAAGTGACTGTCCATGTTTTTGCTCTACCATATCGGAGAGTATCGCCACCTGTGATTGTGACAGATGTAGTTGGATTGTCTGGCTTTGATGGTGGGAGAGTAGGAGTAGTAGGGGATTTGTAGTTGCAGATCCATAAATCTTGTCTATCCGTCACTTTATTAAGTTCATCTTTATCGGCAATAAAACTTAATATTCCACCATGATCTTTTCCGAAAAGATATAGTACATCATCACTTCTTGTTATCTCAAATACTTTTATTGGTAATTGTCCAGTCTTTACTCTGTCAATAAACACTCTACGTCCATCAAGAGTCGTTCCATCATCATCTTCTGGAATCCAAATTGTAAAGTTATTTGATGTAAGAATGATTGTAGAATTTCCGCTTCGTCCGTTATCATACTTGCTGGCACTGGTGAAATTAGCCCAACGTCTTATAATCTTTCCGTCATCATCTTGCCATATTAATTCATATTGACATAATATAGCGGTAGCCTTTTCGCATACTCCATTATTACCAGGATAACCACTAATCAACCAATATTGATTCTCAAGCTTTATATACATTCCTGCTTTTAATGTACCAATTACAGCAAAAACAGAACGTTCCATAGATTTAAGTTGCGTATTAGCCAAATTATCCATAATAATAACTCTGATTTCTCCAATTTCTGTCATATCAGAATTGCATAAAATAACTGTTTTAGCTATATCTGTAGAAAGAGCTTCCGCAAAAGCATCTTCTTTGTAACCTAAAAAAACATCATTCTCAAAACCACCTGTAATATTAGGTCTTGTTTCAGGTGTCATTAAATACCATTCTTGCATTTAGACACCTCCTAATCATAAGCAGAAGGAGTTTGCTTATATATCATTTCGTCTAATTCTTCTGATACTTTTTCAAGTTCATTCAATGTAGCAGTTTTGCTTCCGTTTGATCCATCAATAGACAGATCTTTAGAAACAATGCTGATACGTTTATTAACTTTTGATAACTCACGTTCTTGATAAAATTTCTTCATCATAAGACCAAGAGTATCTATTGTGTATCTTTTTAATTTAGAATCAAACTCATTTAATTCTTCATCAAAATTGATGGAGTCAATCTCAAAAGAATATTTTCCAACTGCTTTTAAAAACCATACTTTTTCAAGTCCTTCTGGTATTATAACTTTGTCTTGAAATGTACTATGGAAGCTATTTATGACTTCCGTATAAGTTGTGTTTTTCTCCATCAATTCACCATCCTTATACTTGTAATTTTGTATAATCCTCTACTGCACGTACTTTATTATAATCATTGAAGTTTCCTTTTCGGATAAATCCCATAATTGCATATTTTTCTGCTCTGGTAACAACCATAGAATGTAATGCTGATTCAAAATCTTTTATTGATTTGATAGCAAATAAATCATCAATACGTTCTTTATTAATTACATTCTGTTGAGAAGTTTCTGTTTCAAAATCCGCTTCAATTCTCGTAGGTTTATCTTCAATATAAAGAGTTGCATGAGAACCTTGACCGTCTATTCCTGTGAATAAAAGATTTCCATTCTGAACCTGTGAAATAATTTCACCTCTGGATAATCTTACTGTTCCGTTTGGTGGAATAGTAACATCTCCATTTGTTTCAATTCTTTGGAATCCTGTTGTCCATTCTGCAATACTTCTTACAGTAACTTTTTTTTCAAGATTAAAATCCTCTTCAACATCAACTGGGGTTTCTTCTACAATAATTTCTTCTGTTGGATTTACTTCTTCAACTTTTTTTGTAGTGGTAGTAGTTGTTCTTTTTGTTGGCATTTTAAATTCTCCTTATCGACTATATTTCTTTCTTAACGATTAAATTGTGTGAATTACTTTTCTATATAGATCAATTATTTTATCCATTCGTTCTGTTTTCTTAAATGTATAATAAGGCATACCGTTTTTCTGATTTATAAGTTTTTTTCATAACGAATACCAAATGCCATGATGAAACAAGCAAGCCTTTTAGAATAGCAATGGAAATAATCTCTCATAATGTTGACTCCTTTTGACTAAGTAAAATAGAGCCACAAATAATGTGACTCTATTCACAATAAGACTATATAATATTACATTTAATTAACAATTAATCTGCTAATGAATCAAGGTTTGTATCATGCACCATGCCTACACGATATTCCTGACCAGGAACAACAAGACATCCTACCTCAAGGTCAAATCTTGAAATTAACTGACCAGTTGTAATGTCATTACCAGAGATGGATGTAAGACCACCACGAGTAACTGTATAAATTGGAGATTGTCCACCTGTAGGCATTACAAATCCAAGACCTGCTGGAAGCATTGTTTCAAAATTTGTTCCATCTGCTGTAAGAGTAGTCATATCATAAGCATTTGGGATTTCGCTCAGAGTTGTACCGTTATATACACCCATCAGACCAGTGTTATGAATCTCGTTCATAACTGCTTCGGAAATTCCATTTACAGTAGGTGTAACACCTTGGTATCCTGCAAATCCATTGAACTGAGAAATAAGTGCATAATCACCAGATACTGTTGGTTTACCAAAACGTCTTACTTTAGAAATAACTCCATCAACACCAGTCTTTGTAAGACCACTTCCTTCAAAGAAGTATTTTACACCAGTTGCGTTTTTGATTGCTTTGTATACAGTATCAACAACATATTTTGCTGCTTTATTTCTAATCTGAACACGTACTTGATCCTGTAATTCATTCTCGTCACTCATATCACCAAGAGCAGCTTTTCTATAATCTACAGCGTAACCGCCAGAAATAGTGGTTGTAGAAATTGGTACACGTTTCTTTCTGACTACAGGGAACTTAACGTCCTGACCAAGAGCTTGCTCATTTGCAGAAAGATTTGCAAACACTGGAATTTCAACTTCGCAAGATTCGTTGTAACCAATTGGTTTGTAATTACCGTAAATACCAAGTAATTTAATTTCTTGCAATAGAACTGGTTGCATAGAGAATCTACGAATCTCATTTAATTCGGAGATGGCAGATAAGTCATTGTTGCTTGCCTTCTCATTTAATTCCTTAATATATTTAGCAGCTACATCTGCTTTCTTGCCATAAGGTGCAAGATCTTTTCCATCTCTCATTGCAGAGAAAATTTCTACAATTGCAGATTTTCCATTAATTTTTCCGCTAACAAAATTAGCATCTTTTCTTTCATTATTTAATTCAAATGTATAAGACATTCCTTTATTCCTCCTTTAATTAGGCAGTTACAACCTTGGCTTCAACACCAAGATGGTTTCCTACGATTGCGGTAACTTCCAGGTATGGAGCTGCGGTAGCACCTTTTACGAGTTTTCCAGTTGCATCAGATTCAAGTTTGTCACCTTTAGCAACATCTGCTGGAAGTTCATCACCATAAACTTCTACAATTTTTCCTTCTAATTTTGCAAGATCAAGAACTCTTACATGTTCACCTTTTACGATTTTATATGTAGGCATATATTCATCATCGCCACGTTCAACTTGCATGATAACTTTACCTTTTTTAGCTCCTACAGCAAAAGAACCAGAAGTTACTTCGCCATATGCTCCATTAAATGTGTCTGCGGAAGCAATAGCATCTTCAAATGGATACTCTCCATGCTCAATCTGTCCGATAGTATTAAATTTAATCATTTAATTATCCTCCTTAATTAAAAAATATTGAGGTCTTCTTCATCAGAAGTAGTAACCTCTGTACACATTTCTGAGAAAATATCCTCAGTTTCTACAGTTTCTTTTTTTGAATTTTGTTCTGCGATTTTTGCATCAGCCTCGGTTTTTTTCTGTTTTTCAACAATGTTCATACAGATTTTAGATTTGATAGAATTAATTTCAGAAGTAACGTTATTTAGTTCTTCTTTCTTTTTGCAAGCGTTAATATTTTCTTTTAATTTATCAATATCATCTTTTGCAACTTCTTTTTCTTCTGCGCTAAATTCTCCAAGAGCAGAGTCGACTTCACTAAGTTTTTCGGCTACTTTTGCTTTAGCAATTTCTTCCTCAAGGATTCTCATTTGATCCCAAGAAGATGATTGTTCTGCTCTAATGTCATCAAGAGCTTTCTGCATATCAGCGATTGAAGCATTAAGTTCAGAAATTTTAGAATCCTTTTCTGCTAATTCGGCATCTTTTGCTTCAATCTGAGAATTTAACTCAGAAATCTTTGTTTCATAAGATTCAGATTTCTCATTCATCTCAGAAATAGTAGCTTGGATTGTGCTTTTAATTTCATCCATATTAAATTCCATTTCTTTGTTTTCCTCCTTGTTTTCTTTCTTTTGAGCGACTTCTAATACAATGGCATCATCATCTGCTGGCGAAACACCAAGAATTGCTGAACCAGTAAAACAGAAAGTTTTCGGAGTACGAAATTCTTCTTTTGGTTCATCTTCTTCATATATAATTTGATTTTCGTTTTCTGGCGTTCCCATAATCTCAATAGATGTGTCTACTTTTCCAATTGCATAATTTTTTCTTACCCATTTAACAAATTTTGGATAACGCTGATTATATAAATATCCATCTGTGGCAAGAACCTCTATTTCGTTTCCTCTTTCATCTATAATAGTTTCAATAGAAACTGATTCACACGTTCCAACTACAACTGAGTTTTCAAAAACAGGTTGAGCATTTCCATTAGAATCATACTCACTTCCTGTCAATCCGTGACCAATTGGAACTTCTTTATCATCATCTGCAAATTCAGTGCATAATGGCATACCAATTACACTATCCATTGCATGTTGAACATATTCTTTTTTCCAATGAAGTCCATTTTTATTTGTACTTGTTGAATCATTATGAATTTTTAGAAGAGCAATCTTGATTGGTACACGACCATTTTTAGAAGCACGTTTAGAAATTTCGAGGATATTATTTAACATAATTTAATCCTCCTTGTTAAAAAGTTGTATAATAAAAAGAAACTTGATTATGCAAGTTTCTCAATATTATTAATATTTAATTTGTTACTTAGAATTTCATTTATCTTATCTTTATCCCAATACCAAATTTCCATTAGTTCAATATTATGAGATTTTGCATATTCTCTTTTACGTTTATCATGTTCTTGCTGAATTTTAAACTGTTCTTCTGGTGTAATTTTCTTGCGTTTTACAAAAGGCAGAACAACTGGTTTTTCATGTTGTTGCCCCTGATATTCAATAAGCAAATTATATTTTTCAAGATAAAAATCATAAGATAAAAGTCCATTATTAACGCCAAATAAATCATCAAATACTTTTTGTGGCTCAAACTCTATATTATTATCAGATAAAAAAGTATATATTTTTCTTTCACCTTGAGACATCGAACAAATTGGACATCCTGAACCACCATAGATGACATTATTAGGCGTTGATTTCCAAGTATGTCCACATATTTTACTCTTAAATGTTACTTTTGAATGCATTTTTTCAAACCCGTCTATATAAGCAATGGTTGGATTTTTCTTTTTTAAGTCTAATAAAAAATCATTCAAATTTTTTCGCTTTTTTAATCCCACAAGTTTTCGTGCACATTGTGGACACCCATGATTTTTCAACAAATGCGTAGGAATAGCTTTCCATTCATGTCCACAAATCAAACATTTAACTAAAATCGGCGTTCCGTCTGAATGATATTTTTCTAAAGGTAAAATATTTTTATTTATAGAGCTTAACTCTTCTACAAATTGTTCATTTGTTTTTGTTAAAGAACAATGTTTACACTTACATCCATTAACTAAAACTGATGGAAGAGTGTAATATATTTTTCCACAAAATTTACATCGTACTTGTATTTTATTTTTAGTACCATCATATTTTGATAATAATTCTAATGAATCATCTATATTGTCTTTGTATTTATTAATCCATTCATCATGAGTTAGTTTTCTTGCCATTTTATACCTCCAAATATTTTTACATAATAAAAGTGATCTGCTTATTTCGCAGACCACTCATTTAACAAATTATCAAGTTTTTCATCTTTTACATAAACCCAAAATAGTTTCTTACTATTTGGATTTAATGCTGCTAATTTATATTTCACCCCATTGTTCCGTAAGTAATTGCGAAGAGGGAGAGAGTAGCATGTATAAAGTTTTACATCCATATATTTTTACCTCTTTTATTTATTATTAGATGGCTTAGGCATATCATTACTGTTATTCGTTTTTGATCTAATAGTATTTTCATTTGTAGGATTATCTATTTGTGGTCTTCCATTAGAATCTTCTTGATTTTTACTTAAAGTGTAACTTGTTTCATGGGGTTTGTAGCGGTCGTATATACCATCTTCAATTTCTTGGTCAAGAATATTAAAATACACATCAGGATCAATACCTGCGCTTGCTACCAAGAAAGTTAATGAACCGCTTGCTTCCGAATATAGTGTCTTCATTTGATCAAAGAATGTTTTTCTATTTACAAAAGAAGTAGGGAAGTAGTAGATTTCCACTTTATTTTTATCATCTTTAATAATATTTTTATTTATTACATAATTTAATTCTGTTTGCCATTCATAAACCCATGTATATAGTTGCGCAGTTATCATTTCCAAATTTGATTGTCCAGATGCAAAATTACCCGTTGACATTGCACCGATTAATGATGCACAAATACCTAAATCTAAAGATATATTATTATTTAAGTCTGATTCATTTTTAGAATCAAAAATATCTAAATCAATATCAATAGAATCTAATTTTGTACCTGCTGCGACAGAGAAGAAACTTGTTCCACCTTTACTATTTTTAGTCATAATAGCTTGTTTGACAGTGTTATGTTGATCTTCTTGCTGTTTTTTACTTAAAGCACAAGTACCTTTATCTTTACCTTCTGGAAATGTTTCGTAAATTATCTTATTATTGATTTCATCTAACACATTACGCTTAGTGTCAGTATAATAATCTTTATATAAAACATCTTCTAATGTAGCAATAATCAAACTTCGTCCCCAAGGCTCAGAGTCTTTACATTTGATTTTTCTACACATGGTCTTATCACTATCAAGAATTAACCAATCTTTAATTAATCCTTTACGTTTTTTGTCATATCCATCTGATATTTCTTTTGGATATTTCTTTAATTTTCTTTCCTGCGTATCACCAGTGAAATCATCAAAATATCTAAGATTAAAAGCTAGAACATAACGACCATTTTTCTTTTCAACAATTTTTGTATATTGCCAAGGAAGAGTAACAATCCTTGCATTGATTCCAAGTTCATTAATTTCAACGATGTTTTCTACATCATAATCAGACATAGATTGTTGAAAGTCGTTGCTTGGTTTTCGTATATCAAAATAATAAAAAGCTATGCCTTCACGCATTTCTGTATGTAGTGCATCACGAATAAACAATTTATCATCAATGGTTTTCAATGTAGCTGACATTTTTTCTTTATTCTCTTTTATCTTTTTTACACTACGTTTACTTTTTATGGTAATCACTCTATCCAGACATGGGAGAGCAGTCATGTAATCTATAGAATTAGATACAATACCATTTTTTGTATATACTAAATCAGATAAATGAATGGCTTCATCATGATAAGTAACGGGATCTCTGATTACACAGTCAATTGTAGACTTTGAAAAATAATTATATAGTCCACATGAAAATAGAAGACTATCTAAATTCAGAGAACTTGTAGTAACACAACTACTAAATTCATAGTTATTATTTTGTACAGTTGAAGATTGCGAATTTAATTCTACAACCTGTTGCTCTATTGGTTTTTGTTTTGGAGGGCGACCCCTCTTGCGTTTTACTTCTTCTGGCATGTGTCGCCTCCTTTCAGTTTATTAAGGTGCAATATTCGTAATCACTATTGGCATATAAATCTCTACAAAATTCATTTATATACCAAAGTATATAAAGTGTAGCCATAGTTCTATCCTTATCAAGTTTATTTACAACTTTTTCAATAGTAACTCCACCATTATTCAAATGTTTTAATTTTAAGTTTGCAATTTCTTCAAAAAGCATATCTGTCTGTAAAAATGGTGCTACACAATTATCAAAATCATCATATTCTTTTTCGCTAAATTCAGACTGTTGACGTTGCTCAAGGATTCTAAATTTTCCACTGTCTACAACATCAATAAAGTTTGTAACGACTTTACTTTGTACTGATTGAGCTTTTAAGTTATATAATATTTTTTCTGCAATATCAGGAATTTCTGGTTCATTGTCATCATTGATTGTATCCCATACACCTAAAGACATTTTAGTAATAGGATCAAATGATTCTTTCAATAATTCATCAATTAAACCAGCCCCCAAACCATTTCCATCGACAACAACGGCTTTTGCATTATATAATTGTTTATATTTTTTAACTACACATGCTTGTGCAGTAAAATTCATAATATTGGGAATATTAATAAGATTGACTAAATCCATAGATACAATTCTGGATTTGTCTTTAGACCTGTTTACTTTGACTACAGCTATAAATGATTGATTATTATTTGTATTTTGACTTCTTGCAACGTCCACGCCTAAATAATATTCATCAGATTCATTTTTGGATTGAAGAATAGGAGATGGGAGAGAACGACAATTCATTAATTTATTAATATTTACTAATGCTCCATTTGATGCACCTACCCATTTAGATTCATAGTTCTGTGCAAATGAAACCATTGTCATATCACGTTTCTTTTGAAAAATCTGACTTTTTGTACTACCTCTTCCATACCAACATGGAAGCCAAAAGCTAGAACCTAAGATAATTTTACCACTTAAATTAATCATATCCTTTGACATATCAACAGATCGTTGGTATTCATCAGAACCTTTGAATCCAGCAGTAGTAAAGAAATTTATTTGCTGATTTAATTCCTCTGGGTCAGTAATAGAATATTTACCAACACACACACGAGGAACTTCAACAATAGGAAGAAGTGCATCCAAGAATGTATCATTGTCAATAAGAGCGGATTCTTCCATATTCATTCGCTTACGTCTTTGTCCCTTACTTGATTGTGCATTAGCCAGATTATCCAATCTTGCACCAGACTTAAATACTATCAAGGCATCACCTTTTGCAAAATTAGCTTTTTCTATTTCGTTTTTTAACATAGGATAAAAACGAATAATTTCATTATATTTATCTTTCAGTAATTCCGCCGCATTTTCCTTGGTTTGAGCCGAAAGGGATATCGAAATTTCCGCAAAAAATATACAAACGAGCATAGAAGCAAGAACTTCATCGAAAGTTTTTCCGTATCCTCTGGGGAAGACTCCATAAAAAGAAGTAAATCGCATCATAACTCTTAAATAAATACGTTGATCTAAATGTAGATTAAGTCCACCTTTTTGTGGCTTTATCATATCTAAAAAGAGGTCAGGATACCAACGTGCAAAACTACAGAAATATTCCCAATTATCTACATTAAAAGAACTATTATTCATCGTTGGTTGTCCACCTCCATTCTATTCATCATCTTCAAACTCTTTTGGAACAGTGATAAACTTCTCTATAGTGTCTCGATTACTTTCAGTTGTATCATTAGTAAATATTCCATAAGGATCTCCATAAGTATCGACATATTCTTTTTTCTTTTTATCATAAAATTTATAAATATCTTTGTATTCTACTTCTGGCATATTGTTTAGATTACGTTCATAATTTATATAACACCAAATAATAAAATCTGCGGCATCTTTTGGTTGATACTTAAATTCTGGGAAAATTTTAATTCGTTCCTTTGCTCCTTCAACGGCAGTAAATATATCACTAAAGTTTACAATACCACCTTGTAAATCTTCTTTTGAAAGCTGTTTTGCAGTCAATTTACCTTGCTCCGCTGCATTCTGAGCTGCCATATACCATTTTGAGGCTTCCGCTACATCACCTTTTACAGTAGCCATCTCTTCTTTGACTTTAAAACGCACGTATGTAACAAGAGCTTCTTTATGGATACTTGTCTGAATAACATAAGTTTGGCTCATTTCTTTATATTTTTTAACCATCTTTTTATATTCAGAACGAGTATAACCTTCTCCAAACAAATCAACCATATCTTGAGTTACTTCAAAATCATTTTTATCGAGAAAAATTGCTTCGTCATCGTCTTTTTTTGCTACCTGTGTTTTTACACCTTTGTCATTTGCACGTTCTTTGTACATGTCCATATCAATATCATCAGCAGAAGCATCAGTATATTTTTTTACAATTCTATCAATTTCTTGGCGTGGAGTATTACCATTTACGTGAATGAAATTGTCTTTTTCTGATTCTGCAAAACTTTTATTTTTATTTTGTCTAAGCATTGTATTTTTAAAATACAATCCAACAATATCTTTTCCATGTTTTGCAACTTCATCATCGGTAAAATAACTATGTTCTCTACGATATTGAGCATATGCAGATTCTAAATCATCCCAATAAAGAGGTTTATCTAATCTTTGTAGCATAGTTTTTAATTTTGGTTTATTGATACTTCCATCTTCATTAGTTACATCTTCTTTAACACAAGAAATACAAATTGGAACACATCCATCTTCTTGATATAACGGAGATGCACTTTTATAAAATCCTGATGAGATAGATTTTTCTTTCCCACAAATAGGACATTTTTTCTTTTTTACATCTTTTTTTGTTGGCAAAGTTTAAACTCACCTTTCTTTCTAAATAAATTAAGCACTAACTTCCAAAGAAGCAGTGCTTGTTAAATAATAGTCTTTTAATTTCATCCATGATAATTTTTCTTTTGTAATTGGATGCTTACCAGAAAATTTATATTTATGTGGTTCATATAAATTTGCAGTTATAGAACTTCCGCACCATTTTTGTGCATCAATAGTCGTTTTAAAAACTGTTCTTGTATTCAAACATATAACCATTTTATCATAAAATTTAAACATAATAGAATCTTGTATTTTCTTTAAAATGTCTATATCTGATAACTTTATGTAATCTTCATAATATGCAAATACTAACGGTAATCCATTTTCATCAATGCCATTTCCAGCATTCAATATCTTTCCAAGACAACATTGTTGGATTGAAGTTGTACTCACATTGTAAAAATCACCTGCGTCTTTTATCATATCGTAATATTTATTATCGTTTAAACATACAACATGCCTTTTATTATTATCATGATTATATTTACATAAACCAATTTGTGTACCGTAATCTAAATATTTTGATATTGTACCTTTATCTTTTTGGTATTTAGATGCTAATTCAGTTATAGTTATGCCATTTTTATAATCTGTACAGACTTCTTTTGTGACGCTTTTAATTGATTGATAAAAACATTTATTCCAATTAACATTTGATAAATCAAAAATGTTGGATAACTTGCTATTAATAATTCTATTTTTTATTACAGTTGTCGTACTTGGAATACAAGGAATTCTGATTACTTCTATATCATTTTCTAATGCTAATCTGTCTTTTTCATCATCTATAATTTTAGAATCAGCGGCACTTTGACCACTCATATAATTATCATATTTATGAAAATATCCATCCATTTCAACAATGTATTTCTTATCGTTATTTTCAAAATAAAAATCATATATACCATATTTATCTTTATCATTTATTTTAAATTTACACCAATCAAAAACAACTTCACTTTCAAAATTAATATCTATAGAAGATAGTAGATTATACATAATTCTATTTGGTAAAGATACATTATCATCACATGATCTACAGAACAATCCGTTATCATATACATTGGATATTGCTTTAGGTTTTGTAACTTTTCCACAAGTAGGACATTTCCATTTAACTTTTTTACTTGTGCGTTGAGTATATTTATATCCATCATTAGGGTCAGCTAATAATTTTGCCAATTCTGGATTAGTCGTCCACATATCATTTTTACCAACTACAACTATATCTGTGCCACCATTACATATAGGACATCCACTATGTTTTTTGCCAGTTAATGAACTAGGAAATACTTTCCATTCATGACCACAAACCAAACATTTATGATCAAGTCTTTCATCCATTCTATGATATGTACCAATTCGTATTATTGTTGGGTTTTCTTTTTTCAATAATAAATCATATTCTTCTTGAGTTCTTTTTCTTCCCATTTTATAGTCCTCCTGTAGTAATAAATCATATAGTGTATCAAATCATTTCTTAATCAAAGCTTTAATGGCGTATTCAATTCCCTGTTTCTCTTCAAACATAAACACGCATCTGCTATAGTCAGTTGTTCCATTTTCTTGTTTTTGTGGCTTAACATCTTTGATTACATATCCCATTTGTAATAATTGATGTGCAATTGATGGTTTATAAATTGGATATAATTTACTCATTTTTTATGCCTCCATTTTGTAGTAAAATTATTTTTGGGGTATAATCTTCCCATAATATTAAAATCTTGGGAAAATTGTGAATCTTAAAATCCCTTATGGTTATTGAATTTTCAAGAATTTGGCGTTGAGTCACCTATACTGAAAATATACTTTAATTAACAGTCATTTAATTTATTCTCTTTTGATTGTTGAGACTTTCTGTATTCGCTAGTTTTTTGACGATTAACACTAGCCCATAAAGTAGAAGAGTAATGTTCAATTATATAATTATCAATTTTCTTTCCTCTACACTTTACATAAGGATTAAATGTAATACATCGTTGTTGTATAATTCCAACTGTAGTCGAAAGAGTATTTTTATCATGATAATCTATAATTTGTTTCTTTCTTAACTTCGTCATTAATTTACGAAAAGCATCATAATTCATACCATATTCTTTCGCCAAATCTTCAACAGATAGAATGTTTCCTTTTCTATTTCCATTGGTTCTCAAAATACAATCGTTATAACTTATGTAATCAGTCAAAAAATGTTAATAACGCAATTTCTTGAGGGGTTAATAACATACGGAATAATTTTCCATTACCTCTAAAATCTCTTACAAAAGTATTTTCTGTTCCAAAGAAAGAATCATTTGGTTCTTTTGAATCATCTTCATAAAATTCATAAACTTTAATTACTCGTTCTAATAATTTTTCATCACTTTCAAGAGGTAATTCACCAGTTATGTTATTTAGTAATTCCCATTCAGTTCCATTAAGAGTAAAAGTTTTTTTGTTTAGTGTTTTCATTGTAGTATTTCTCCTTTGCTTGAGTTTAGTATATTTATAGTATCTATATCTCCGACACCGCTTTGCATCAAGCAAAGTGGAGTCGAAACCGTAGTTTCAGCGAAACTGCGGTTTACATGTTTCATTTATTGTCTCGTATAGAGTGACTATTTAGGTTTAGGGGGAATAACAGTCGTTCTACATTTATGAAGGAAACCTTTAAATATAATCGCAGAGTGAAATAATCACTCTATACGAAACAACAAAATTGCATAATAAAAGAGCCACCCACATCATTGTGAATGACTCTTTTACAATATTGAATAAATCCATGCTTTCTTATTTGACTCAGCAACATCACCAATAATTTTTGCGATTAAATAACTATTTGCAACTGAGAATATATCTCCATCAGTCATCAAACTTGCGGTAGGAAAATCTACATATAATGTTACATCTTCATCTGTAATAATATTTCCATTTTCATCTAGCTTAATATTTGCCCCATTTTCACCAGGACAGGAGAGAAGTCTACTTGCAATAATGTAAGATAATACATCCATTATTCTGTGCCTGTATCTTTCCAACCAAATGAAAACAGCATATAGATTTTCACTGTACCTGATTCATTTCCTACAATAGCTTGACTTCCCATTGGAGCAGGAGATTCAAGACCAGGAACATTTGCAAAATCGCCTGTTGCACCATGTTCCATAGTAGGAAGTTTTGCAATTTCTTCAATAGTATCTACGCAAAATGTTTTGATTGCTGAGTTTGGATCATTACCAACTTTTAATAAATTAGCTGCCACTGTTTGACACCTCCATTTTATTTTTCGTATACAAAAAGAAGCCACCAATAAGGCGACTTCTCATAAATTTCAATATTAAGTTTCTATTTCCATTATCGTATTTCATTCTACAATATTTAGTGAGTGTAATTACCTCACTATACAGGTATGGAATTACCTGAATATAAATTAACCTATTGTGCTACTTCAAATAGATTATGTGAAAACCTGTAAAACCGCAAAGAATCCTTACAGATATTAAAAAATAAAATTTTTAGAATATCAATTTTTTGATTTTTCCAAGTTCACAGGTTTCACCGAAAATACTATTCAATGCAATACAGAGATTGTATGCCAGTACTTTATTAACCAGACGGGTACATAACCCCTGAAAGCTTTTGGCTAACACTCTTTCTGCATTTAACTGACCACTCAATTGAGAGAATACGGTTTCTACCCGCCTTCTCAGTTTGAATATTAACTGACGTACGGATTTCGGCCAATTTTCCTTACTGTTGGAACGTTTCAGAGCAAAAAGACAGATATTTTTTTCCTGCATTTCCTGTTTCATGTTTTTTCCAACATAGCCTTTATCCGCTAAAATTGTAACATTAGACCAATGGTCTGCCAGATCACGTAATCCTTCACGATCATCTGTAGATGCCGGTGTGATCTCAAATGATGCAATGTATCCTTCTAATGTAATTAATGCATGTACTTTATATCCATAATAGGTTTCTTTTTTGGAAGGACATTTTCCATAATCAGCACCATGGCCACGAAATGCTTTACAATATCGTGCACGTCCAAATTTACAGACTGCAAGTGGAAAACTATCGACGATGTAATAGGAACTGACTGGAATTGGGAATACGGAAATCATTTTTTGTCGTAACAATTCTGTTGTCTGCATCAGGGCGCGTCTCGTTCTGTTAAAACGACTTCTGCTGCAAAGCTGCGGAAAAAGATGCCTGTAGTTTCGTTTCACAAAAGAAAACCATGCATTCTCAGAATCAACGCCTGCCAATTCTCCGCAGAGACTGATAGTAATGATTTCTGAGTCAGATAATTTTGCATTCAGGATATGCCGTCGTCTGGTAACTTCTGGAGGTGCAAACTGATGATACAATTCGTCAATAATAACGTAAGCAGTTAAAATAAAGTCTTCAAAAGTTGCAATAACAGTGGTATTATTATCTTGGAACTTCAACATAATGATGCCTCCTTTCGTTGTATTCCCTACAAAAAGGATAGCATATTTTGTTGAAGTTTCTTTATATTTTATTTTATCTAGCACAACAAGTTAAATTAAATTTATATTATTTCAGCATAACATCGAATAAATCCATGCTTTCTTATTTGACTCAGCAATATTATATGCTATAATCCTTTGCAAAGATTCTTCCAATAGTCAAATCTTCCTTGGACAGACTGAGCAGAAGATGTGCCACTTGTGCAATACTGAACATATTCCATATTATCACCATAGCTATCTACAAATGTCTGCACAATATTTACAAATTCATCAAAGTCTTTTTCATTCTTCACGCATGTATATGCAGCATATAACATCATCGGAAGAGAAGTAGACTTGAGATTAAGTTTTTCTTCAAATTTTTCATCCAAGAATGCCAGAGCAGATTTCAATAAAATAATATCTTTCTCATCAACATGTTCATTCTACAAATGTATCAATATCTTTCGCTCTGAATGATGTAAAATCATTATCATCTGTAGTGTTAATCAACATAAGTGTCTGACGCACAATATCATTCGCAACATCTTTCTTTAACTGTGTTGGCGATAATACTTTTGCAAAGAATGGATGATTCGCAACATCAAAGATAATTGCACTAACTTCATCACTCTCTAATGATTTTCTCTTCTGAGTGTTTGATAATGGTTTACCACCATTCTGTCTACGGAACATCTCACGAATATCTTCATCTGTACAATCAGAAAAGATATACTGTATCATTTCATAGTCGTTAATTTTATCCTGGACAACTTCATCCAATTGTGAGAATTTTTTACCTGCAATGTTATATACAGTGCCTTCGATTGCTACTGGTTTCAGCTTTTGATTTAATTTGAATCCATCAGTTAAAAAATCTCTGATAGTTGTACTACGCTGAACACCGTCAAATACATATCTGATTTTATCTTCTTTTTCTTCTGAACGAATCGGATCAACAGGATAGTTGCGAAGCATTGAGTCGATTAATAAGCTCTGCTCATAATTTTTCCATTGTCCTTCTTTTCGCTGTAGTTTATGGAACATATTGTATTTTCCATTTTTCATATCTCGTGCAAATGATTTGACAGTTTGTGTCTTTCTGTTGAACTCCATATACAACACCTCCAATTTTTGATATTTTTACATTATCACAATTGGAAAATATTGTAAAGGACAAGTTTGCTTTAAGATAGGGCAGTAGTGAACTGCCCTTTCAGGAGAAGAGATCATATGAAAAGTTATGTCTCTTTGAAGAGTAAATATGAAACAAGAAAAATATATAGAAAGATAGGTATTTGCCCGAAGCGGTTTGACAGTCCGATGTCGTGCGCTTGTTTCCATATAGGTGTGTTTGGTCTACACTACGGGCTTTGATGTGATTATAAATCTGCTAAAGAAGCTTGTTCAACTTTTTTAATTCCATCTTCACCAAAATATTTTTCAAATTCTTCATCTACTTCAATATCTTTGTATAACCCTACCATATCCAATGAAGACCATCCGATAATCATTTGAATTACATTATCTGGAAGACCGCTACGTGCACAATTTGTCGTAAAATAGTGCCTCAGGCTATGCCAGTAAAACGGGATATCTAATATTTTACTAAATGTTTCAGCCCAACTATCCAATGTATCTGTAGAAATTTGTTCATCAACATATGTATTTCCTATTTTTTTAGGGAATAACCATTCAGAAGTAATATTATTTTCTTCTCTATATTTAAGCCATAAATCTAAATATGGTTTAAATGGTTTTACTAATGTATATACAATAAGTTGCTTTCCTCTTGATCCTCTACCTTTAGTAGTGATAGTTTCGGGAGTTTTATATAAAGAACCATAAATGATATTCTCATCATCGAAGTATGAAACTTTAAAACGTGGCAATTCACTTTTACGTCTACCATTATTCATAGCCATGCTTAACATACATGCTTTATCATATTGTTCCTTTTCAACAAGATAATCTAATAAACCTTGTAATTGTTCTTCTGTGAATACAGTTTTCTTTAATACTTTTTCATTTGTTGGATTTTCTATTTTACGAATAATTGGACGAAATCCTTCATACTCATCATCTAACATATTTTCAACATAATTACTAAGAGATGAGAGAGTAGATTTAACTCTTTTGATTCTTGCAGGACTCCATTTCAATTCAGTTAAACAATAACTTTGATACTTAGAAATTTCACGTTTAGACAAATTAATAAAAAATTTGTTGTTGCATTTTTCTAATAGATATACCCAAAAAATATTAAGATCGTGAGCATATGCATCAATTGTTGATCTTGCTCTGTCTACTGATACAAGATAATCTAAAAAGTCATTTCCTAATTCAACATTATCTGGATTAACTTGCTGTAATTTTTCTGGTGTCGTTAAAACATTATATTGTACAGTTCTTCCTGCCATTTGCTCACTTCCTTTCATAAATTTTTATAAAAGAGACAGTATTAAAACTGTCTCTCTATGTACTTGATATTTATTTAGCCCAACTATCAAAATTTTCAATAATCCATTTGCGTCCTTTTTCAGTCCATTTCAAACAAGGTGCAGAATTATCGTTTTCATAACTCTGATAATCAGCATAATGTTCCGTTATGAGCCATGCGTAATCTGCACGTGGATTCCATACACCAGATTGCTTCCAGATGATTCCGTTTTTATTCATAATTTGATTTAATCTCATTGCACTTCTAAGACCTAAATCTTTTGCAATAATAGTCGTAGAAATTAAACCATCTTTGTTAAGAACATTATCATGATATTCTGCTTTTGGAATTAATGGGGCAGTAGCTTTAGCAACTTCTAATTCTGATAATTTCTTAGAAGCTACAACAGCATCTTGTCCACCTTTGTAAATTGATAATAATAAATTTGCCGTTAGTTGTTCATCAGAATTAATGATTTGTCTCATTGTAAAATATTCTCTTCTTAAATTCTTTCGGATTTCTTTTGCCTTATCAGTTCTCATGAATCCAACAAGTAAAACATATCCTTGTTCAGAAAGAAGATAACAATGTTTTTGTCGGTTACTGGTTACAAATCCTAAACCGATAGCGTCGGTTTTGAAATTATCATCACACAAATCAAGAATATCAACGCCAATCTCAAATTCATCATAATTTTGAATGATTAAATCTTGTATATCATTCATCCTTACACCATGAATTTCAGCTACAGTTCTTGCTAGTATGACTTTTTGATCTTCGCCAAAGCCACCTTCTACAACAGGAATATTCATTCCCATAAATTTTTGAGTTCCATTAATTTTGATTTCGTTTTTCATTAAAAATTCCTCCAATAATACAATTGAAGGTAGAGATAAGCCTACGCTTGTAATTCTCTTTATTGGTCTAACTGACCAACCAGTTAATATTTATAGAGGTTCAGAGATAGGAGAATACCAACCATCCTATATTTACTCTTTAAGGGATTATCCATCCCACCCAATAATTAATTCTCCATTGAACAAAACAATCCAATGGATATAAAAAGAGTGCGTAAGCTATGACACCTACACACTCTAAAAGGAGATCTATTTCTATTATAAAGATAGATTACACTTTAAAAATACGACAAAGCATATGTAAAGTTTCAATATCTTCTTTAGGAAGAGTCACATTTACATATTCTTCATCATCCATATCACAATCTACGCAATCATGATGACAACAGCAATCGTAACAATTGCCTAACTCTAAGTCATCTGCAAAATCATCATATTCATCGTCAACATTTTCTTTTAACTCAACAAAGTAAGTTTTAGCAGTTTCTACTTGTGGTAAAAGTGCTCTATTACATTCGTCAAGAATATAAGTTGCATCTGCTTCATTTAGAAGATAACCGTCTTTTCGTTTAGCAGGCTCAACCCAGATTTCAGGTGTATCATGATTACTGATTCTTGCACATAACGTAATTATAAATTCATCTTCATATCCATCAATCTCAGGATCATGAAAATTTATATTAGCAAGCTCATAATCATAGTCAGTAAGAAAATTAATGATTTTTCTTGCATTGTCATATTTTGCAAAGATTGAAATATCTATAGATTCATCTGATTTAGATGCATAATATCGTCTATTAAATTCAGAATCCATAGCTTCACAAAATTTATAAATATCTTCAAAACAAATAGTTGGAATTTTATTCATATAATCAGTCCTCTTATTATTACGCATTAATAAGTTCTTTAAGTGCCTTTGCTGGTTTAAATTTAGGGACTTTACATGCTGGAACCATAATTGCAGCCCCTGTCTGTGGGTTCCTAGCCTGTCTCTCAGCTCTTTCAACAACTTCAAATGTTCCAAATCCAACAATAGAAAGTTTCTCACCTGCTACCAAAGCATTTGTAATTACTTTAATTACAGCATTAATAGCTTCCTCAGAATCTTTTTTTGTCCATTCTGTTTCTTTTGCGACTGCATCTACAAATTCAATTTTTGTCATTTATAAAACCTCTTTCTTCTATATATTTATACTAAAATAGGAGAGTAGCGGTGTACTCTCCATATCAATTAATCCAATTGAATGTCATATAAACAAACTAAACCATCCTGTCCCACAACAGATATAGTCTGTTCAGGACGATTAGTTTTTCTAATAGACATTGCATATTGGTCTGTTCCTGAACAACATCCTGATTCAATAACCTTTGCATTATATACAGTAGTTAGCCCGTTTAAATGTCTATGTCCTAATAACACAATATCTGGTTTAATTCCAAACATCATTGTAAAATTTTGAACAACACTTGCAGGATTATCTTTATGACCATGTGACGCAAAGACATTATTTCCTCGAATATTAAACATTGCAATTTCAGGATCAATATTATTTTCACAAATATCAATATTATTTATATTTTGTAATTTTGCTTTTAAATAAAATGGCAATAATACATCCATATTTTCTCCATCTAAAGAATCTTCTTTCTTAGGAGAAATTCTTGAATGATTACCAGGTGTAACATATACATAAATATGATTAAAATGATTTGCAATTTTAATTAACATTACAGAAATTAATTCTGAAATATATTTGAATTGTTCCATTAAATCCATGTTGTTTTGCAACCGAAGATTATTATGGATAATGCCAGATAGAATTTCACCGATGACTAGATAACAATTTTCAGATTTATGTAAATCTCTAATTTTAAGAATTTCGGATGTGAATTTTTCGATTCGTTCTTTTAGAATATCTTGATTAAATGTATTATTCCAAGTATTAATCTCAATTCCTGTGTGAATGTCAGTGAGATGTACCAATAAATCAGTATTACTATTAAAAGTATGATATTGTACTTTTAAATCAGTTGGCTCTACATTCTCACAAATAATTCTTTTAATCATTTCAGAATAAGATTCCTTACGAGCTTCTTGCCTAATTTGACGATTATATTCAACTCTTGCGTCAGATAATTTCTGACGTTCTTTCTTTAATCTAATAATTTCATCAGATTCAGAAATACTCATTGATGTTGGTTCATGTACCCATCCTGCATCTAAGTATTCATACAAAAGTTTACTTCCTTTACGGATAGTATCTCTATGTTCAGATTCCCCATTGTAATCTGATCTGAAATCAGCGATATCTTGCCATTCAATGTTTGAATCTTTCTGTTTACGTTTTAATAAATCTAGCTGTTGTTCTAAAAACTCAACTTTATTTATATCATCCACCACCCAACTTATTCTTCTTCTGGAAGTTCTACACTAATATTGAAGTCAATTGTTTCTGTTCCTTCTGGTAAGGCATCAATGACTTCTTGAGTAATGTTTTCACCTGTATCTGTATCAATAAGATTTAGATCATGTAATGAAATATTTTTAAGCTGAATATTCTTCTTACGTGGAGTGGTTTTACTTTTAATTTCGTTAATCTTGATCATGTTTTCTTCTCCTTGAAATTTATATATTTGCAATAAAATAGAAGAGTAGTGATAACCACTCTTCCTAGATAATTTCGTCTAAACTTTTAATAATTCTATCTGCTACTTTGTACTCGATAGCTTCTTTTGCAGATAGATACCAGTCATTTTCAAAGTTTTCATAGAATATATCTTCTGGTATATTTGTTCTGGATAATACAAATTTACCAAGTTCATCAATTTGTCGTTGATAATTTAAAATAGCAGCAACTACATCATTATAAGAACCACTAAATTGTCCTGCTCCTTTATGAATGAGGAATTCAGCAGAAGGTAGAGTTAGTCGTTCATGACAAGCAAGATAAATAAAACATCCACTTGAAGCCGCCATACCGACATTTACTCCAACGACAGGAGTTTGACTAAGTGAGATTGTATCAACAAGACAATTATTTACTTCTAAATCTCCACCAGGACTAAAGAATACAACTTTAATTTTAGTACGTTCATTAATAGGAATGTTCTTTTGTTTATCTTCAAAATTCCATTGCATAATCATTTTGGCATATTCCAATGTCATAGTGGTAATCTCATCGTCAATCCAGATTATTCTATTTTCGTAATTTTTATAAAATTGAAGTAGAGATGGATCTGGTAATTGAAGGTTTTCTGCATTTTGTGGAATAGCAATATCAAGATATGCTGTATCTGCTTTTTTTTTATTTGTCATAGGCTATAATACCTCGATTTTCGTAATATTTTTATAATGAAATTTTTGTTCCGCTATTAACGGCAACAACTTTTGTAGATTTTAAGCAATCTGCAATTGCATTTTCTAAGTCATGTTTAAATTCTATTTTATTTGAATCACTATGAACTAAATAAATCTTCTCGCAATTGATAGATTTGTAATAATTTAGCATCTCATTTCTTTGCATATGACTTGAGAACGATTTCAAATCGTAAATTTGTGCTTTATTTTTATAAGGTTTACCATTAATATTAATTGTTTTATGGTCTTTCCCATATTTTATCTTCCAAGCTAACGTATTTTCGCCTGAGTAGCCCATAAATAATATACAGTCATTTTCATTTGGTAAAATACTTTGTGTCCATTTTACAGACCGTCCTGCTGTCAACATTCCAGAACTACTTAAAATAATTTTTGCACTTTTATCTGCAATAGCAGCTTTACTGGATTCTGGTTGAATAACTCTTTTGATATTATTCCATGACATTATTTCATCAAATAATTCTTTTTTCTCTCCATCTAAAATAGAAGAATAACAATCTAAAAGTCTATTAGCCAACGGGCTGTCAATTAGAATTGGTATTTTAAAATTTTCATCTTTGCCAAATAATGAGTATAAAATCCACAAGATATATGGTGTTCTATCAAGAGAAAATGATGGAATTAAAACACGACTATTATTATCAATACAATATTGTTCAACAACTGATTTTATTTTTGTGACATCTTTTTTATATGTTTCTTTTGTACATTGTCTTTCTTTACTTGCGTATGTGCATTCCATAATTGCAATATTTGCCGATGTAACAGGTTTAAAATTTTCAACAAAAACTCTTGTGTCTTGTGTAGAAATATTTCCTAAGTCACTAGAAAATAATATTTTTCTTGTACGAGAACCACCATTTATATACACTTCACATTGTTTTGATAACAATATATGACCTGCATCTGTATATCGAATGGCTAA